GTGGGCTTACGGTAGCAATCAAGCTGCCACTAACCGAGAACACACGATGAACTGCGTCGAACTATTTGCGGGTGCTGGTGGAGCTGCTCTGGGCCTTGAGGCTGCAGGCATTAGCCACCTAGCTTGCGTGGAGCTCGACCCTGACGCCTGCAAGACTCTGCGATCTGCCGACCTTCCCTGCGTCGAGGGTGATGTCCGAGATCCTGATCTCTATGAGTCCCACTGGGTGGGCTGCGGTCTACTCTGGGCTTCCTTCCCCTGCCAAGCATGGAGCACTGCAGGCAAGCGCAAGGGTGCTCAGGATGAGCGCAACGGGTGGCCTTGGACTGTCGATGCGATTGACTGCCTTGAGCCCACATGGTTTGCCGCTGAGAATGTTGTCGGACTGCTGAACCACAAGGGTGCTTGTAAGCAAGGCAAGCACTGTGTCGGGCTTCCAGAGTGTCCGAATGCCTACTTCCATCAGGTCATCATCAAGCAGCTCGAGGAGCGCTTCGCTTGGGTCGGTTACAAGATCCTGAACGCGGCAGACTTTGGTGTGCCCCAGAAGAGGAGGCGCATCATCATCGTCGCTGGACCGAAGCCCATTGCTTGGCCGAGCAAGACTCACGCCGACCCGTCGAAGAAAGGCGACCTGTTCAGCTCCTCGCTTTCCGCGTGGAGCACTGTAGGTGATGCACTTAGCATCGACGGTCGAGTCATCGGAGGTGGCCGAAACCCTCAGTCGAGCGACCTTGCTCACAAGCGCAACTATCGAGACTTGACTGATGAGCCCTGCACGACGATCCCAGCCAGCCAGATCGGGAACGCTGGGCCTTGGGTGGAGCCCGGCCATCGCAGACTCACGGTCAACGAATGTGCCATCCTGCAGGACTTTCCTCTAGGTCACCAATTTCATGGGAGTAAGAGGAGTCAGTACATGCAGGTGGGCAACGCTGTGCCCCCAAAGGTGGCAGAGGTCATCGGCAAGGCAATTGTGGAGGCTAACGAGCGATGAGCCAGCCATCTAAATGGAAGAGCGAGGAATGCGTCCTCTCACTATGCCTCTCGGATGAGAGCGTGCTGCATGAGCTCAAGTCTTACGGGCTCACACCAGAGCACTTCTTCTACCCCGGCCACCGAGCAATGTTCCGAGGGATGATTGACGACATGCGTCAGGGGATGGCTCCCGACCAAGCCACCCTGCTAGACCGTCACATGCCTCACATCGGACAGGGTGGAGCCTGGGACGACTTCGACGCCCTCACCACAACCATTGACCGGGTGACCTCAGCTAGGCCCCCCCGAAGGAATCTACGGGGGCATGTTGAGAAGGTCCTTGATGCGGCCAGGCGAAGAGAGTTGATTCGATCTTGTGAACGAGCGCTTGCGATGGCTCACGATGAGTTCCCGACCGAGGAAGTCATGCGTGAGGTCCAGCAGGCTGCCATTGCAGCGAACGAGTCTGCGACGACTAGCGCAGACCTCCTCACTATGGAGGACATTGCCCGTGAGGCTTGTGACCGAGCTGTACGGGTTGCCTCTGGTGAGGAAGAGAACACCGTCGTGGAGTTTGGGCTCCGAGACCTTGACTCAAAGTTCTCTGCTCGACTGGGAAGCTACGTCCTAGTCGGAGCGCGACCCTCGATGGGCAAGACTCACTTCCTGCTATCCATTGCAGAGCAGATCGCCAGAGAGTCTGGACCCGTCCTCTTCTGCAGTGTCGAGATGGGGACGACTGCCATTGGTGACCGCATCTTCGCTCACGATGCGACGGGTGACTGGTCAGAGAACAGCGATGCGGCATCCTACAGCGCAGGCAAGGTGATGAAGCGATGGTCTGGGATCCCGCTGATGCTCGACACCCAGTCCCGGACACTCACAAAGCTGTTGTCGTCCATCCGAGTGGCGAAGCAGAGGCACGGGATCGTCTGCGCGATGGTGGACTACCTGCAGCTTGTGAGGCTTCCGAGGGGCAGCAGTCGTGAGCAGGAAGTCGCCTTAGCGTCGAGGGAGCTAGCAGCCCTGGCCCACGAGCTGGACATCGTCCTCATCGTGGCTTGTCAGCTCAACCGTCAGCTTGAGAGTCGTCCCATGCGTGACCGCAGACCCAGGATGTCTGACCTGCGTGAGTCGGGTCAGCTCGAGCAAGACGCTGACGGGATCCTCTTCCTGTTTCGCGAGGCTGCATACAACCCAGCCTGCGATAGTCCTGAGCTCCTTGAGGTCGGGATTGCAAAGCAGCGCAACGGGCGGGCTCCCCGCACCGCTTTCTGCCATTACCAGCCCGGTGATGGCTATGTCCGCAACCTTTCACATGGCGATGAGATGCGCGCTGTAGCTCAGAAAGCCAAACTCTAGGAGCACACAATGACAAAGAGACGAGGACTAACAGACCCGCTTGGTGACCGACCATCCGAGCCATTCTTCATCAAAGGCCCGATGGCGAACCAACTGATGAACATGATCTTGGATGAGCCACAGTGCCAGTCCTGCAGGAGGCACATCACAGCAACCGAGGGCTGGGGTGTCGTCGCTGACGTGCGAAGAGACAGTCCGAAGGCTGATGCCTACATCCAAGCTGTTCGCCTCTGCTCTCGCTGCTGGGCTTTCCCTGCCTCTGCGATGCGGCAACTTACTAGGGGCTGGCTATGATCAAGGTGGGACAATTACTGGCCCGGGTGGCTGCTACTTTTAAGCCCGCTGGGATTTGCCAGCGATGGGGATGCGGACTGATGGTGGGGAAGCGCTCTGCCTTTGGGCCTGGCCCAATCTGCCTTGTCTGCGAGCACAACCTACGAGCCTTTGGAACAAGCAATGAGAACACTACCGAGATTCAAGTCACGCCCGCACGTCCTCACCAATACTGCTCTCGGCAGGATGCGGTCCTGCGAGAGGAAGTATTACCTCCGAAACGTAGCGGGCCTGAAGTCGCCATTTAGATCGACTGCGCTCGGCATCGGCTCTGCCTTCCACGAGGGCATCGAGAAGCAGTGCGAAGAGGTCGCCGCTGACTACATTCGGAACGGTTCCGACAACGGTATGCCGAACGGTTTTGTGGATGAGCGACTTGAAGAGATGGCGATTGTGGCAAGGGAGATGACCCGAGCTGCGCTCAATCGCTGGCTAGATTGGCCTGAGCATCGAGAGGTTCCCTTTCGGATGCCGGTCTTCAGCTCTCAGGGACGCGCCTCTCTGCACTATGACTTTGGTGGGGTGATGGACGGATTCCCTTCCGGCCGGGAGCATAGCTTTTGGAGGGACAAGATCGGAGAGTGGAAGACAACAGGAAGGCTCTCCTCTGACTACATTCTAGGGCTGCAGACAAAGAGCCAGCCATCGGCCTACTGCTACGCGGCCTCGAGGCTGCTGGGGCGACCCATCAGGACCGTTATCTACAGAATTGTCCAGAAGCCCACCATCAAGCGACGGACGAAGCAGCGACCCGAGACCCTTGATGAGTACGCTCAGCGGCTCCGAGAGTGGTACATGGCAAAACCTGAAGCTCTCCACGAAGAGCACGTCACGAGGACTGATGACCAGATCCGAGACTGGGAAGCAGAGATGTGGGAAGTTTCCCTTCGCACGAACGACATCCGAAAAGGACGACGTTTCCCGATTATGAACGACTCGAGCTGCGCCAACTTTGGTCGCTGCGAATACCTCGACCTGTGTGCAAGGTCGATCACTGAGGAAGCCTACGATGTTGTAGAGGACTTCCACCCTGAACTCACCCAAGCAATGAATGGAGCATGACAATGAGTTTGCTACCCAAAGGAAAGCACAAGCCGCGTGCCGGGATGTCGATGTCCCGCCACATGATTCAAGGATTCCCCGGAGCTGGGAAGACCACCTTCGCCAATTCCTGGCCCAACCCAGTGTTCCTGGCTACGGAGCCAGGCACTCACCTGATGGAGGCTGCGGAGGTCGAGATCCGAACCTGGGCTGATTTCAATGCAGTCATGGACGAGCTCGAGTACTCGAACCATTCTTTCCACACCATCGTTGTGGATACTGTGGATAACCTCTACGCACGATGCCTTGAGCAGGTCTGTGCAGACCTAGGGGTGCAGCACGTCTCTGAGGCTCCCTACAAAGGCTGGGACATGCTCAAGCAGACGTGGACGAAGGGCATCCACCGTTGTGCCTCGCTGCGGGCGAAGGACAACCGGAAGCTCTGCCCCTTGTTCATCGGGCACACAAAGCTCGAGCCGATCCGAAAGAAGGTGGATGGTCGGATGATTGAGACCGGACAGGTCCTCCACCGCTCTAACCTTCCGGGGTCGGGACGTGGGATCCTCCACAGTGCCATTGACTTCCTCTACGGAGTAGAGATTGACGAGGCAGGGAAGCGATGGTTGATCACTCAGCCATCGGACAACGGAGAGGCACGGTACGAAGCAAAGGGTCGGGGCACTCCCGGCCAGATGCTCCCCGTGCGGATTGAGATGACCTTTGATGCGCTAAAGAGCGCTTTTGACGACACCTTTGGTGGAAAGGAATAGAGATGCTTAAAGAGGGTATGAATGTGCTTGTTCGGCAAGGTTGTGAGATTAGCAACAGCGCAGAGACAATCGTCGCCTACAGCGAAGGCGGCTATGAGGGTCACCGAAAACTTGTTCGGTGGGCTCAGGGCGAAGGGCTTTTCTCCGGCAGTCATACGGTTGATCAATTTCCCCCAATGGCTCGCGGCGTACAGTCGGATTTTGTCGTTTCTTCATCTTTGATTTTTGTGGAGTAATTATGAGTTATTGGGACGATGTCTCGACACAAGAGACGAACACGACGAAGACCGAACACATCAAGACGGACCCGACGATCCCTGCAGGATTCTATGCTTGCGAGATCATCGACTGGATGGCTTTTAGCCGGGATGGAGCTCCCTGGAAGTGCAAGTGGACTCTCCGCATCATCGAAGGAGCTCAACGAGACAAGTTCTTGGTGCGCTGGTCCGAGATGATCCCCGAGCGGAAGCGCATGAACCTGCAGCTTTTCCAAAACACGATTGGAGGCACTCCACCATTCGATCCAGCTCATGGCTTCGATGACCTAGCGCTCG